AAATAATAGAAGCAAACATCGGTGACCCTGAACATAAGGATTTACCAAAATTAATTGATGAATTAATTAAAAAATTACAATAGTTGTTTAATTAAGTCTCTACTAAATGATTCGGAGTATTCACCATCACCCATTACTTGGTCTATAATCCCTTTCTTCTTTTGTAATATATTATAGATAATTTTCTCAATAGTGTTCTCAAATATCGGATAATAAACGAGGACACTATTTTTTTGACCGTATCTATATGCTCTGTCTTCTCCTTGTGAGTGGTCTGCCGGAACAAATGATAAGTCATTCATAATAACGACTTCCGCAGCTGTCAATGTAATACCAACACCCGCAGCCTTTATGTTACCAATGAATACTTTAATTTTATCTTCATTTTGAAAACGGTCAACATTTTCTTGTCTTCTATCTTTTGACATACGACCGTCAAGAGTTACTGCGTTCTTTTTATATTTTTCATATAACATATCGAGAGTCATTGTGAAATTTGTTAGTACAATTACTTTTTTTCCTTGTTCTAAACACCTATCAATAATCTCACAAGTATATGGAATTTTCTCGTAAGCAATTAATTGTCGAACCCTCATTAAACGATTCAATGTTACAGATATTGTTTCTTTATCTTTATTGTCGTTACTAATTCTTGTAAAATCATCCATCTCTTCATCGTACATTTTGCTTGTTAAATCAACAAAAATAGGAGTTACGATTTTTTCTGGTAAATCAAGAATATCGTTTTTCATTCTACGAAGAACCAAATTTTTAGTTCGTTCACGAAGTTCATCTAAATTAGATGCTCCACTAGTATTCCAAACTTTTCTATTTCCAACCCTAAATTGATATCCCGCACAATATCTACGAACATATGATTGCCAATTCAATGTTAAAGGAGATTCAACAATCTTTAATAAATTAAAATAATTAATTGGTCTAGATGTCATTGGTGTACCTGTTAATAACCAAACCTTTGGTATTTTTTCAAGTACATCATTTAATAATCTAGTTCTTTGTGCGGTATTATTTGAAATATAATGAGCTTCATCTACGATTGCCAAATCAAAACCGGCATTAACCAATAGTTTATAATCTTCACTATCTTCACTTTTATCCGTTGTATGGTAATTTTTGATGATGTCATAGTTGATAATATAAAAGTCAAAAGTAGAACCCCATTTACGTCCTTCAACAATAAGTATTTTTCTATTGGAATAATTTGAAATTTCTCTTTGCCAATTAATTTTTAAGGATGCAGGACAAACTATTAAAACTTTTTGAGCAGAACTTTCTAAAGATGCTATAACCGCTGATGTAGTTTTCCCAAGACCCATATCATCCGCCAAAATGAACTTATCATTTGCTAATAATTTTTCAATTGCAATTTTTTGATGTTCCATTGGTGGACGTGAATCATACTTTGAGTAGTCAATTACACGATTTAATTTTTTTTCGGGCTGAATGATTGCAGCTTTTGGAACCCACATAGCAGATAACTGTTCATTATCTAAAATTTTACCCCATATATGGAATGCTTTATCAGATTCACATAATAATTTTTCACACCAAATCTGTTCAGGTGCTTTTGGTAATAACCTATCTTCTTGAATTTTTTCACCGAAGGTTGATACAATCTTAATATATTTTCTTGCAACCTTTGGAGTTGTTTCGTGGTATTTTTGAACATACTCGGATTGCGGTCTTGTTAATTTAAAGTTTTTAACATCTATAAATTTCCTCTTCCATTCTAATAATTGATTATTAGAACCCTCATATGTTGATAAAATATTTTTAGCCTCTATTTCAGGAATCTTTGTTTCCATATTAAAATATAAATAATTAGAATGTAACATTAAACTATTTATTAGGATATGGACAATAAGTTACCAATTACCAGACTATCCAAATTTATTTCACAGGATGATTTCGACTTACATCAAAAAATAGGTCAAGAGTATCTTCATGGTGATTTAAACATGAAACTTGTTCTTTATAGAGTAGATTCATCTAAAACAGATATTGACAACGTGTATGCGGAAGTGGGTATTGATGAAACTAAGTTTTTCCCTCCGGTTGAGTTTAATGCGTTGGTTAAAATAGAGGAACCTAAAAATTCAAGTTATAATAATGGAATTTTAAGATATCTTGAACCGGGTAATATGACCTTATCTGTTTATATTAGACATTTAGAAGAACTTAAGATAGATATAAAATACGGTGACTACATTGGTTATCCTGAATCTGAAACAAGAGTAAGATATTATCAAGTAGTAAATGATGGAAAAGTTACATCGGACAACAAACACAATATGTTTGGCTATAAACCATACTACAGAACAATAAATTGTTCTGCGGTTCAAGACAGTCAATTTAGAGGAGTATAATATGGGAGTACCTAAAAGAAAAACAAATATTTCAGTTTATACAGGTAAAGAACTTACAAGTAGAAGAGAAGAATTGTTGGGAAAAATAACCAAATCAGACACTTTTCTACCTGATTCCGTATTACATGACGATTTAGATAGGGGTTTTTTGGACTATGTAAAAAAAACATTTAAAGTTGTATCTGAAGGTACTACTATCCCTGTCATCGATAAAATTATGACAATACAAAGATGGGGAGAGTTTTCAAACAATTGGGAATTTGTGGACGAAGATAATAATATCAAAGTACCATTTGTTTCAATTGTAAGAAAACCTGATGTACAACCGGGTACAAACCCATCAGTACAAAGAACCATTCCTGACAGACACCAATTTTTTTACCATTCGGTTCCAACGTGGAATGGAACACAGATGGGTGCAGATATATATAAAATACCACAACCTGTACCGGTGGATATTACATATGAAGTTTATGTTATATGTAATAAGTTCAGAGACATTAATAAGTTTAATAAAATAGTTTTACAACATTTTTCATCAAGACAATCATATACTGAAGTTAAAGGTCATTATGTCCCATTGGTTTTAGATAGGGTTGAGGATAATACACCACTAGAAAATATAGAAGGTCGTAGATTTTATTCTCAAAAATACACTTTTACAATGTTAGGATTTTTAATTGACTCTGAAGAATTTGAAGTTAAACCTGCGGTAAGTCGTTTCTTTTTAATGAATGAGTTCGCAAAAGAAGGCGCAGGAAGAAAGAAATATGTTAGTAAGGTTATTGATTTAACAGTTGCATCGTTTACTGGTGATGGAATACTGACAGCTTTCAGTGTGGGAGAAAGTATTGGTACATTGTTTAGTGTGACCATAAATGGTCTTTTACAACAAAAAGATGTGGATTTTTATCACATATCATATACATCAAAAATAACATTTGTAACACCACCAATTGAAGGTAGTACTATAGTAATAACTTATTATAAAGGTAGAAATAATGTAATCATTGACAATTATGGTAAATTAATACAAGTTACTACTGAATATTTTACATATAATGGTTCTTCTTTGACTTTTACAACTGCAAACGCAATAAACAGTGTTGTAACATTGGACATTAATGGTCTTGTTGAAGAAGAAGGTAGTGGATTTGATATTTCGGGAATACAGACAATTACTTTATTAGGAACACCTGTAGTTGGTTCTACAATTGGTGTTACATATTTGTTCTAATTATTCACCATATAAATCTTTCTTTTTGGGTTTACATAGGTCTTCAATGAATTTCTCTAAAACCTTATAAATTTTAAGTCCGTTTTTTTCACAGTGTTGTTTTAACATCTCATGATGTTTTTCACTGATTTTTACGTTTTTATTTTTGGTTTCCATACTAAAGGATAAATAAAGATAAAAAAGGATAATTTACTATCTTTTTTGAAAAAAGTACGGAAATCTTTGCTAAAAACAAAGATATTTATAATGTAACTAATAAAATATTTTAACAAACAACAATCAATGGCAAATTCAAACAGAGTATTCGTTTCTCCGGGTGTTTATACATCAGAGAAGGATTTAACATTCGTAGCTCAAAGTGTCGGAGTAACAACATTGGGTATCGTTGGTGAAACTCTAAAAGGTCCAGCTTTCGAACCAATTCTTGTTAGTAATTTTGACGAATTTAAAACGTATTTTGGACCAGTATCTCCTGAAAAGGATGGTTCAAGTAACCCAAAATATGAACTACCTTACGTGGCGAAATCTTATTTACAAGAATCAAATCAATTATTCGTAACAAGAATCCTTGGAAAAACAGGTTACAAACCTGTTAAAACATTTGGTATAAAATCTATCGGAGCTTCGGGATATAATGATGTGGTAGTGGCTTCTTTGAGGTCAAGAGGTTCTTACAATGCAAATCAAGAATTAGTTCTTGAGGTTACAGGAAACACTAGTTTTACTTTATCAGGTACCGGTGTAACAGTTAACCCATTAGCCGAATTCACAATAAATGTTACAGGTGCAACAAGTGGTGCGAAATCATTCACATGTTCATTAAACCCTGCATCAACAAAATACATTTCTAAAGTATTAGGAACAAGTGTATTTGATAAAGATAAAAGTGAATATCCAGTATATGTTCACGAAGTTTATCCTAATTTTGTTGATTCTGCATACAGACAAGGAAATCTTACAGGTTTAAGTTTAACCGCTGTGTATCATAGTGAAGGTAATAATTATCTTACTCAATGGGATACCGCAGCATCACCAACAGTAGTTTCTGAAGTTCGTGGTGGTCAAGTATCTGATTTATTCCAAGTTATAACAATTTCTGATGGTGATTCTTCAAACTCACAAGTTAAAATCACTATTCAAAATATTAATTTAGATTCAGGTGAATTCGATATCATCGTTCGTGATTTTAATGACACAGACGAGAATCAAGTAGTACTTGAGAAATTTACAAGATGTTCAATGAACCCCGATTTACCAGGTTATGTTGCTAGAAAAGTGGGTACATCAGACGGTGAATATGAATTACGTTCAAAATTCATTATGTTATCAATGACAGATAATCACCCAACAGATGCATTTCCTGCCGGTTTTAAAGGGTTTACATCTACAACATTATCGGGTTCAACAACCTTAGGTAGTTTGGTTTATAAAACAAAATATTTTGACGCTGGAGATTTATTATATTCAGGTTCAACTGTTGCGGCTTATTCAGGATTAACATCCAGTGGTGATAAAGTAAAAAGAGTATCTTTAGGTTTATCAAGTCAAGATGGATTTAAATTTGACGCTGATTTATTTAAATTTAAAGGAACGTTAAATAATGGAGCAACAAATGGTTTCCATTTATCAACAAACGCATCATCAATTACTGGTACAACTTATTTAGTAACACCTTATGATTTAGAAGGAACTAATAAAGGTAAATTAGCAAACATTGCTTATCGTAAGTTTACATTTGCGGTATGTGGTGGATTTGATGGTTGGGATATCTACAGAAGTACAAGAACATACGGTGACCAATTTATTTTTGGTAAAGCAACATATACAAGTGGAGCAACTCCAACTGGTGTGTTTAGTACAAGTGCAGGTAACTCTGATTACTACTCTTATTTAGAAGGTATTAACACTTTCGCTAATCCTGAAGCGGTTGATATTAACGTATTTGCAACACCGGGTATTAACTGGTACGACCACAGTTCATTAACTAGTCAAGCAATTGATATGGTTGAAAATGAAAGAGCGGACTCACTATATATCATGTCAGCACCTAATGTCGATGACGCAACAACAGTTACAGGATATTTGGATGATTTATCAATAGACTCAAACTATTCAGCAACTTACTGGCCTTGGATTCAAGTAAGAGATACAGATAATGCAACTCAACTTTACATTCCACCAACAGGTGAGGTATTGAAGAACATCGCATTAACTGACAATGTATCTTATCCTTGGTTCGCAGTTGCGGGTTACTCAAGAGGTTTGGTAAACGCTATCAAAGCTAAAAAGAAGTTAACTCTTGATGAAAGAGATGAACTTTATAAGAATAGAATTAACCCAATTGCAACTTTCTCTGATACAGGTACAATTATTTGGGGTAACAAAACTTTACAAGTAAGAGAATCTGCATTAGACAGAATTAACGTAAGAAGATTATTGTTAAGAGCTAGAAAGTTAATTTCAGCAGTTGCAGTTAGATTGTTATTTGAACAAAATGACGAACAAGTAAGACAAGAGTTCTTAAGATTGGTTAATCCAATTTTAGAATCAATTAAGAAAGAAAGAGGTTTGTACGAATTTAAGGTTACAGTTTCTAACGACCCTGAAGATATCGATGCAAATACATTGAGAGGAAAAATCTATGTAAAACCAACTCGTTCTTTAGAATTCATTGATTTAGAGTTCGTTATTACACCAACAGGTGCTTCATTTGAGAATATCTAATCTAAAAGGAAAATAAAATAAGAAGGGTCCTATTTGGGACCCTTTTTTATATAAACACCTTTTGGTGGAACGTTCCACGTGGAACACTTTTAAAATCACCCAGAATTCCGGAACCGGTATATTCTAATAT